TCTCCACCAAACTTTATAAAATCTGCTTTTTGCTTTTCGTACCAAATTTTCAAATCTTCAAGTTCTTTTTCCCTGCCATCAATTCCAAAAGTTCGCATCTTTAAATCAAATGCTGCTTGTGCTTTTAGTTTTGCATCATTTCCTTTGCTTCCACCGCCTCCGCCTGTATCTTCATCGATTGTGTCAACTCCGCTACCTGTATATAGCTCATCTTGCGTATCTGTTAATTCTTTTAATTTTGCATCCAAAGCATCAACATTAGCCCCCCATTGCTTATAATCTTCAACGATTTTTTGTGATTCCACTGGGTCATATCCACCAAAATTAAAAACATCTACTTGTCCTACTCTTTTAAATTTTTTGAGTTTTTGAATATGTTTATCAATACCCTCTTTGTCCGCCTTTTCAATTAATGCCTTGTTTTCGTCAATTTGTTTTTTGGTTTCTCTTATTCGCCTATCATGTGCTGTTGACTCTATGACTAAAATTTGTGCATTACCTTTGGCAATTACCTGTTTATATATTTCGGCTTCTGATAATGTTAAATCAAAATTTTCTTTTATATATTGTTCTTTTAATAAAGTTCCTGCCTTATATGACCTTTTCATATATGCCATAATTCCCTTTTCGGTATCAATTCTTTTTCTCATACTGTCCTCGAGGTCAAATAATGACGCTTTCTGAACAGCAAGCTGTTTACGATATGATTCGCTTAAATTTTCCTCACCTGCAATTACTTTGTTTAATTCATTTACTAAAATAGTTAAATAATCGGTTGCTGTTTTAATCGTTCCGCTGCCATCGCTTATACTTAGAATTAACCCCTCCCATGCAGATTTTAATTTAATTGTCGAACCTGCAACGTTATCCAATTGTTCTTCCGCCATTCTTTTAGCAGCACCACCTGCACCCTCTAAAGATGTTTTTAATTCATCTGCGGACTCTGCACCCTCTAAAAATGTTGCAAATGCAGCAACACTTCTTTTATCCGTTAATTGTAAGGTTGTATTTAGGTCAACTCCTTCGCCTCTTAATTTTACTAAAGCAGGTATTAATTCATCAAATGAATTTACAGAACCACCCAATTTTTTAGCTAACTTCCCATTACTGTCGGCAAGATTTAATAATATATTACGTAAAGAAGTGCCCATCATTGAGGCATCAAAACCTGAATCTGATAATTTACCAAGCAATGCAGTTGTTTCTTCAATGGAAAATCCAAATTGTTTAGCAATCGGGGCAACCTTTGGAAGTGCGGTTGCGAGTTTTTCCATTGTTAAAGCACTTTGCGAAGTTGAAGCTGCCATTACATCAGTAACTCTACCCATCTCAGAGGCATCCAATCCAAAGGCTCTTAATGCAGAACCTGAAATCTCAGCCGCCCTTGCTAAGTCCGTACCAGTTGCGGCTGCTAAGTCCAATATGCCACCAGTAGAATAAAGTATCTCACTTGTTATAAATCCTAATTTTGCAAGTTCTGTTTGTAATCCCGAAACTTCCGAAGCCGTGAAAGCCGTTGTACTTCCATATTTCTTTGAACTTGCTGTAAGCTCTCCTATTTGGTCTTTAGTAGTTCCAAGTATTGAGGCTAACTTACTTTGTGCTTTTTCAAACTGAACAGTAACATCAAACATTCTTTGTAATCCACGAAAAGCAGCCCTTACGCCAAATGCTCCCAACATCATTATTCCGACTTTCTTTAAAGAGGCACTTAATCTTTGCAGTCCGCTATTATATTTTTTGGTTGCGCCAGTCATTTGACCCATTCTTGTTTTATTATTGTCAATGACTTTTTGATATGCTAATGCTTTTTTCCTGCCCTGTTCTGTTGTTTGATTTACTTCTTTTAGTCTTTTTATTAAGAGCTTATTTGCAAGTTCAAGTTTCTTAACGCTTCCGGCTCCTGCTTTTTGCCATTGAATCTGTAATTTTTGTAATTTTAAGTTTTCCTGATTTGCGAGTTTTTGTTCAGTTAATGCTTTTGTGTATTTTTTATCAGTAGTGATTGACTTTACAATTTGAGTCTGTAATTGCTTTTCAACTTTGAGTTTTTCCTTTTCGATTAAGGTTTGTTTGTTAATCGCTCCACTTAAATTATTTAGATTGTCTTTGTATTTTTGTAATGAAGCACTATCAGTAATTGGACTTTTTTTCATTTCCACACCAACTTCTTTAATGGCTTGCTTATTCTTATTATACGCTTTTGTTAGTTCGTTTAATGTATTTAGATATTTTGTGAATATATTTGCCATTATCTTTTTGTTTCAATATCTGTTTTAAAATTCTCCACCATATATAAAAATTCTTTTATACTGATTGCTTTTGTGTCTATTCTGTATTTGTAAAAAGTTGACATTTTTGCGGCAACCTTAAACAAACTTTCATGTTTAGAGAATTTAAAACTTTCCAATTCCCTGTTTTTCATTTTAATTTGAGTAATCATTGAGCGGTCATCTTCGCCTAAATACTTACAGACCATTATGTTTTTGCTTCGTTCTTTGTTTACATAATAGGAATACTCATCAGACATTTCAAACTCATCAATTAATTGGTTTGATATTAATTGCATTTCCTCAGGATATTCGCCTTTAAATCTGCCTTTACGTAAATAACAAGTAGTTCCTTTATCGACTATCATTATGTAATTCCATGCACGTAGATTGTCAATCGTCGAGTACAGACGTATAAAGTATTTTTTTTCCAGTCTTTTCAGCAATAGAATACTCCATAATATCACATCTTTGACTACATACTCGAATGACACAATATATTTTATTCTTATCCTTTGTAAGTCGATCCGATAATTCTTTATACTTATCATAAGCCATTTAATGCCTTGTTTAAATCAATATCTAACTGCTTTTGCACTCTTGCTTCAAAATTCTTTTCATATTTTTTAACAAGCATATCTTCATCTTTTTCGGTCAGCCCCTCAATGTCGTCGCCATATCTGTTTATTAAAACTCCGCCTAAATCTGCATTTGTTTGGTCAGGTTCTAATATTATTTGATTTGGCTTTAAAAATATTTTAAATGACCTATGAAACTCCCCCGACAAAAACAGCGTAACCCTATTTATAATCTTACCATAAGGGCTACTTCCTTTTTTCTTTTTTACTTTTTTATAAGGATTTGAGTATAGGGGTTTAATAGCTTTTTCTTTACTATCCTTACCCCTTCCCAACATATCACTATGCAGTTGAACAATTTTCTTTTCATTGTCCTTTACTATTTGTTGGAATATCCTTACAAACATAAAAAAGGGGCAAAAGCCCCAATTTTTTAAGGTACTACAACAGAACCAGTCGCAACGTCATATTTAGAATAGCTTACTTTCAATGTGTAAGTATGTGCTGTTGTTAACAGCGCTGTTTTGCTTATAGTATATGTCCCATCAGGACTTTCTACTAAGTCCTCCGCAGCCGCTACTGGAATAGCAATAGTTGGAGCAATTGCATCATAAAAATTAAATGCCGTATATGCAGCCCCTGTAACCGCATCATCATAACGCTCAGTGTCAATTACTGCAACACATCCAGTTGTTGCTGGACTTGAAATTGTAATATCAGCATCGGTTAAACTCCAAAAATCTGTTTCGTCGAAAATATTTCCATCCGCAACTTCAACTAACCAAAAATCATTCATATCCTTTGGATTTGCGATTTGGAAAGTTACCGTAGCCATTGATGGTGTTTCACGGTCAGGAATTGAAAATTTAGTTACAGCCATTGACTGCACTTCTAAAGGCACAAGATAAGTTGCATCTTTACGACCGCCTGCTTGGTTTTTATCATCAAAAAGATAAATCGCAAGTTTAAGGTCTGAGTTTTCACTGATTTTTTTAATATAATCAGCTACTTTGTCGTAAAATGTTCCAGTAAACTGAATATCTCCGTCTGCCAATTTTTTGTAAAAACCATTTTCATTAAATACAGCATCTTCACTTGGAACTTGTTTAACCCCGAAAATTCTATCAGTAAATACAATTTTTTCCAATACATCATCATCGAAATTGTATTTATCAATTAAGGTTTGCCAGTTTGCTATTGCTGCTGCATCAGTTAATAATATTTTATTTGTAGTACCATCTTCTTTTTTGTAAGATGTTAATACAAATTTGACAGTTTCGCCCATATCCAAAGGACATGAACCACTACCACCGTTTGATAAAGCTGGATTACAACCCATTATTTGCCTCCTTTTATTTTATCGACTGGAATATTATATATTTTTGCAAATACTTCCAATGTCGCCTCTTTGGTTACTTTTTGATTATAAGATTTTATAAACTTATAAAACCCATCGAAATTATCTACCCTGTAGACTTTTCGAGCTTCAAGAAAGTTTAAACTTTCAAGAATATTTGGTACTTTTTTTTCTTTTTCCATTTTTAACAAAAATTAAATTTATATATTAACTCTAAACTAAACTTAAACACAAAAAACGGCTGCATTGTTTGCGTGTACTCGTCTGAAAAATCCTTTAACGCATCTTCACCCATTGTTGTACTTTTCAATTTAAACCCGTTTGGCTCTAATCTTAAAATCTCCATAACATCCTTAATAACCTCCTGCTCGGCTCGTGTTGTAACTGCACTTAACTTTTTTAAATCAACAAAAAAGTACAAATCAACATCCGATTGGTGCATATAATCATTAAATTCAACGCTGTTATTTACAACAAAAAATGAATGTCCGTCTATTTTATCATTCATCAACAACTCTTTGTAATCAATAGCAGAAACATAATAATAAGGTTTACCATTAATTATACAAGCCTTTCCATAGCTTGAATAACTAATTGCCCGACTATCATCAGGAATCTTACCGGTCCAAAGTTTGCTTGTAAAATAATTCTGCAATCTTTGTATCGGGTCGTCAATTCCTTGCGGATCTGTTATCGTTGGAGTTGCCATTTATCTAATGAATGAATAAATAAACGTTCCAGTCGTAACACTCGTTAATGTCAACTTGAACACGATATACTTAGAGTTCCATTTAATGTTGGTTAAAATTACCCCGGCATAAGTCCCACTTGACACACTACAATTAGTAGTATAATCATATAATGCAGTACTTAATGTTAATGGAAGTCTATTGTCATCTGCTCTTGAAAAACATCGGTTGTTAATATAGCCGAAGTCTAAAATTGCATCATCAGCATCAAAATTAGTGAAATCGAACTCTATACTTGAGCCGCTTTCACTTCTAAATGGAATAGTTATCATTGTATCTGCCCCACTGATAGTTGACACGTCTATTGAATCAGTATAGATTCTTTGACTAAATGTTGTCAATCCGATAAATACAAATAATATTATTAATAAATTTTTCATTTTACTGTGTATGAAGTTAGTTTTTGTTTAGGTGTAAATGTTTCTTTAAGTTTTTTAATTTCACGTTCCAATTTTTTTTCAAGTCCTGTGATATGGTTTTCTGTGTCGCCATACAGGGCAAAATATGCCTTATCACAAATCCTTTCAATCCGATTTGTTCGGGTCGAGGTTGCAATCAGCTTTAGCATATCTGCTTCAAATTGAAGTTGAATCAGATTATCAAACTTTGGTTTGTTCCTTAAAATAGGGTCTGTGAAGTCCTTATGTACAGAAATATCGAAGTTTAATCCGTAAGTGTCGGCTGTATATACAATATCATCAACGTCAAACAATGTTTCTGCGTTCCATCCACTAACTTTAATTGGAGTTATTCCGACATGATTAAAAGTGTTTTGGACATTTGATTCATTCCATTCTCGGTTAATTGCCTTTGGCGTTAAACCGCTTGTTAAATATCCTATATAATATTTTCCACCTTTATATGTTGAGTTTTCCAATACCCAATCAGTAACTGTTTCTGAAACATCCTGATTTGCAACGGTTGTAATTTCTTTGCTTGTAATTGCATCCTGCTTACTTGAATGAAACAATAAAAGTTTAACTGCATCTATTGCATCAAATGTCGCTGTCAACTCGTTAAATATTGTGGTTATGTTTTTTCGCTTACTTACTGATATTTCATAACCTACAAAGTTTGTTGCGTTGGCAATAGTGTCAGTCATTACATTTTCATAAGGAAATAATAATCGGTTTTCGATTAAATCATCCTCATTGAAAACTTTTTGTAACATTGCATTTATTGCTTCCTTTTGCTTTGAAATCAACAATGTGTTGAAGTTAGCATCCGAAATAGCCGAATCTTCTTGACAGTCGTAAATATTTTGAATAGTAGTCAGTCCACCACCAAAATAAAGACCACTATTTGAAACAAGATTTGCAGCCGATAAAGTTGGCATATCAGCAACGGTGGGTTGTTTATGACCCACGCGCTGATATAAACCAGTTGTTGCTTCTATGAGTGAAACTATATACATTTACGGTTTAAAAAACATATATGAGCCTGACATCCCTGTGGTATGTGTACCAGTCGATAGGAATTGAACTCTGTAAAAATTATAACCGTTTCCTGCAAGTTCTTCAGTATTCCAAGTATATGTTGCACCATCCGTAATTGTCATAGTGTCGCCTGCGGCTGTTGAAATAGTTGAAAAGATAGTACCGTCTATCGAACCCTGAAATACAGCTGTTCCGGCTGTCGTTCCTGTTAGATTTGTTGCCAAAATAACCACAACAACATCAGTTGTTGGAGAAATTCGAGCTGTCTCAAATGTAACAACGGTTTCAGTATTGGTAATAGTGTCAGTTGTAAAAGCGATAACTTTTTGTCCGTAGCTTGCAATACCCAGTACTACAATTGCTAAAATTATAAATAGTTTTTTCATTATCCTAAAAGATATGCTTTATAAATTGCGCTTAAATTACTTGTTGAGAATGTTGGCACTAAGAATGAATGGTCAATAGAAATTTCACCCTGAATATTAATATCCTGAGTTTCCCCTGCTGCTGATTCATTATCTGCGGCTGTTGCGTACTCATGTACTGCAAAGTTTAATCCCAGCCCCCAAGGGTCAGGTAAGCTATAATATAATCCACCAACTTGGAACGTATGACCAAAACCATTTCTGTTTTTCTCAGGAATCCAATCCAATAAACCGATTGTTCCTTTTGGTGCTATATAACAGTAGCCTTCAGCGCCTGAAACTTTCGCCAATTCAGCAGAACCAAACATTTCGATATTTGAAAGTTGAGGCTGTGAATTTACACTATTTCCGCCACCTTGCCAGCTTAGATGTTCAAACAATTGTTTTAATCCTTCATCGCCTATTACGTCGAATTGACCTTTATAATAGTTTTGATTCATAAATCCTTTGAGTCTTTGGAAAAATAAAAGTCTATCGGCTGTTGACACTTTATAAATATAATCAGAGTCATCATTCCAATTTCCTAATGATGGCGTGTTTGAAACTTGCGATTTGTTGGTGTTTAAAGCTGCCAACATTGCTGTTTCTAATGATTCTACAATGCTAAGCATTTTAGAATAAATCTGAACAGAAGTCATTTGAGCAAGTGTAAAAACACTATCTCTGTCCGCCTGTTTGATTGAGGTTTTAAACGTATCACTAATAGTTGTGAATGTTTGTGTAGTTATTGTACTATCATTAATATCCCCTGTATGAGCCGCTGCTCTTGCAGAACCTAATGAAGCCGCCTGTTTGTTTAATAAGTTGATTTCAACGGTATCTTGATCTGTTTTTTTAACTTCCATTATTCTTGCCATTTCTTTTGCTGGCAAAATTAAATCAACGTTCTTTTTTAACATTTCAATAGTTACCGATGGTTTCATCTTAAACTCAGGACTTGCCATGTTTTTACTCCATTGATATTGGATATTTTTTCGTCTTGAATCTGCGTAATTCGCCATTTTAATTATTTTTTATTTAATGTTTTTTTTAATTCTTCTTGTAATCCTGTCCCCTCTGTGCTGTCCGGGTCGATGTTTTCTTTTTCCATGTGTGCAAATAATTCATTGAAGTCTTTGAATTTGCCATTTTCGCCATTTTCATTTTCTCCACCTCTGCCCCCTGCATTATCCCATTTGTATAATACAGAAAATTCATCTGCAACATCTGAAAACTTTTTAGCCTCTCTGTTTTCATTTTTAACTACTTCCCCGTTTTTTGTCGGTTCTGCAATACCTGAATCATTAAAATTAATTCCGTATCCCTCGGCTTTAAAAATTGCAACTTTGTGAGTGGCTGGTAACCCATCTTTACTGTCCTTAAATTGAGATAATAAAAAATGTTCTGATTTCATGCCTTTAATTTGGCTTTTATAATCAGTTTCTTTTTTCTCATACCCCTGTTCAAGTTCAGTTTTTGTTTCACGTAAAGTCTTTAGGTCAATTTCTAATTTCTCTACTTTCTTATCAGGTTCGATTTTGGCTTCTTTCAAGATATGATCTTTGTATGTAGATACTAAAATAGATTTATCTTTATATCCATCAACTTCAACTCCCATTTCATCTCGTACAGCTTTCATTTGCATTTCCTCTCCAACAACTTTTCCTTTGTCATATCCTACTTTTTCTGTGTTAGTAGTATATGTGTCAAAGCTTTCAGGTGTGTAGATTTTTAACTTGGAATGCTCGTCATCTGTATAGATTTTTAATTTAGGTATCTCAAAAGTTCCATTTTCTTCTGATAATGCTTTCCCGAATGCTTCGGGGTCTGTAACTTTTAGCGTGTCTGCTAATTTTTTTATTAAATCTTTATTCATAATATATGTTTTACTTATCCGTTAACTCGGATGGTTATTTTAACTTTTCAATTTCTTTTTCAATTGCCTCAAGCAATAAATCCTTATTCTTATAATCTTTAGAAACTAATGGCAGATTATGTTTTATGATATAATCTTCATATTCGCTTCTTTTTGTCATGTCTTTTAAATCTTTTTCGACAGGAACTTCATCGCTATTTGGCTTTTCATCCTTTGGCGGATCAATTACCTCGTCAGTTTCATTCTCAAAAACATCAGGAATAGCATCATTAGTTTCATTTTTAACCGCTCTTGTAACTTCCCATTTTTCAGGATGTTTAGTTCCTGTGTTTTTGGGGTTTTTCTTATCCAAAACATAGAACATTCCTTTTTCTGTTGGTCTGACGTTTAATATTTTCGCCTGAGCCTCAGAAATCATTACATGACCTCTGTCGGATGGTCGATATTCAGAAATTTTACGGTATTTTTTTGTTTTACCGCCTTTTCCTTCCACTTCGACTGTTTTCATTTCGAGTATTTTAAACTCTAAGTGTCTTTTATCCATTTTTATTAATTTTAAATTAATCACTTGGCAACTTAACCGCCGCCGTTACTTTTGTTTGTGCAAAAACCGTAAGCTCTGCATCAAGTTCAGTAAAATCCTTTACCAAAATATTTTCTTGTTTCAATGTCTTAACCCATTCATTGAAATATATCTTTTTATAATAATCTATTTGATTTACATTTAATCCTTGAATTTCAACATCTGTTGAATGGACAAATGGCTCAATCTTTAACAATTTAATATACATCAACATTGAAGTACTATCACTTTCAAATTGTGATTGATAATATTGTGTTAAAAAGTAATCAAGTGTTGTTTTTGGACTTCCGGCTGCTTTATATTTTACATACTTATCAAATATCACATCGGGAGTTTCTAAAATATATCTGCGACCATAAGAAATTGAACTGCCTTTGTATGCTGACCTGTATTTTATTTCGCCGATAAAATCAGTAATGCTTTTATCAACATATTCTGCCCATAAAGAACTATCATTTAATTTATCGTAAACAGGCTGAACGTTTAAAAATGCTGCTGTTGCCGTTTCATTACTTGAATCTTCTTTTGTGTTTGACCCCCATAAATCAAATTCCATTTCCTTGATTAACTGCTTAAACTCCTCACGCATTTCCCTTAATGTTTCAAGGTCAGGCTGAACATATCCGGCAACATTTGGGGCAATAGTAGGATCGGCTGCATCTTTTGGTTGTGGTAATCCTATAACTTCAGATACTGATTTTGTTTTCTTTAACCCCGAGCCATTACAATATTTGCAAGTTTTTCCTTCTATTTCTCCAGTTCCTTGACAATATGAGCAATCTTCAAGATAACGCCAAAATATAGGATATAAATGTAAATACTTATAAACTGATTTTGTGCTATTATTTTGTAGATACTCCTCGGCTGTTTCAAGTGTTGTTTCAACTGGCGAAGCCATTATATTATAAACGTCATCGGGAGTTTGTGATATTCTAATTGCAGGAACTCTGCCCAATATATTCCTGTACGTTTCATTTTTTAATATATCGAAGTTTTCGCCGTCTTTGGTTTGTACGATTATATCTCTGCGGTCATCTACAACTCTGTATTGTTTTACTCCATCAGGTAATTCTTTTGGCTCAAATATTACATATTGACAAATCAGACCGTCAAAACCGTAATCACGTATTGAATTTATTGATTTATATGTAGGATATGGCTCTCCGTCTTTGCCAACTTCGACAAAAAACAAACCATTCGGATCGACATAGAATTTATTAATACATTGCTTAACCCATCTTGGTATTGTATATCCTTTATATGTTGCTGAAGTGAAATCCTTTCTTAACCTATCAGATAATTCATAATAGCGTGAGCCGCCTTTTGCTGAGAATACCTTGTCGTTTGGCTTTAGCAATCTTGCATACAATGATTTATTTGACCGCGTGAGTTTATCTCGTAGCTTTTTTTGAGTATCATCTTCGTAACCGTCAATTTTCTGAACTTTGACATCAACGCCGTTTATGTGCATATTTAATTCTCTATGCCTTTTACGTGCTAAATCAATGTTTACTTTGTTTTTCGGAGTCTTTATTAACTCAAATATCTCAGTATCGTTCTTGAATATCATTCATCTCGTGTTAAAAACACAAAATTAATGCAAAATGATAATAGAATTTGTTATGTTAATAAATATTTTCTGTAAGCAATGTTTAAGGTTTAAGTATTACAACTTTTTTGAAAGGTTTTAATGCGGTTTCATATTCCGCATTTTCAAGAACAATCAGACTTGTTAATTGAGTGTGAGTTTCTAAATGCTTCTGAATCTCTAAATGCTGTTTGAAAAGTTTTCGCATTTTAACATAACTTATCCCAGTATATGTTTTGTTGATTTCCTTTTTGAAATCTGCTATTGATGGCTTTGGTTGTTCTTTGCTCATAATATCTTATTTTTAAGTAAAAAGTTAATCTCAATTAATCCCTTGTTGTAAAGGTTCTTTTTAATGTGTTTGCGATGAATAAACCATGATATTAGTTTGAATTTCTTTTTGCTTCCATCTTTGTAGAAAATTATCACTTTATCAAAGCCCATGTTTTTGCCCTTTGAATTTGTGTAATGATGAACATTTTGCTTAATCAGCTTCTTTACGACTTCTTTTGATGTTCGCTTGTTTGAAAATAGGTACTTGAAATAATTTATTAGTCTCATTGTTTTTTAGCTTTTAATAGTTCAATTATTCTTTTTTCATAATTATTTATTTTAGATTACAGATATAATACTTTTTACCAAGAGACAAGCCCTCTTTTGCGTTTATTTGTTAATTTCATCATACAAATATATCGTATTGCATCAATGCCATGGTTAAAGTCATCAATTGGCTTTCCTGTTTTCTCTCCAGTCTTACTTACCTCCCATTGATAATTCCTAAATTCTTTGATTAAGTTTGTTGAATTTGTATCAACATTTAATTTATACTGAAGCATTATGTCAATTCCGAAATTAATAGAGTCTTTGCCTTTGCTTACTGGTTTTATGTTCCAATTATTACGCCTTATTTCTTCAATGCTTTTAGGCTCTGCACTATCTGCTATTATACTATCATATTTTTTTATCTGTAAATCTGCAAAATCTTTGCAAATATCTTGATTTGTCAAGCCTCTTTGATAGATATATTCTTTTAAATATAACTCATTGTTCATTTTATAGACTCCGATAAATGCTGTCGGATCATTAGTATATCCAAAATCTAAACCGTAACCTATTAACTTTGCCTCTCCCGGTAATTCACGAATAGTTATTTGAAACACCAATCCCTCAAGATTGCCAAGCTCTCCAAGTCCGTAAACTTTCCACCAATTAGTGTTTCCTTTCCTGTGTTCAATAGATTTAATAATTTCATCTTCTAAAAACTCATTGTCTAAATAAGTTGAAGTAAAAAAGTAAATATCATCTCTTTTTAATAGTTCTGTGTGGACCCAAAATTCATGAGTAGGATTGAAATCTAAAAATATTCTCTTTTTTGTTCTAATCTCTAATTGTGTAAATGCTTCATAGTTTACATTGTTACACTCATTAATGAAAAGATAATCACGCCTTGCGCCTCTTAATTTTGCATGGTCATCAGCACTAAAAAACTCAATTCTTGAACCATTATCAAATGTATAAATCATATCTGTTCTGTTATATGACTTATTGTTGAATGAATTTCCCATTATTGTATAAAAGTCCCTGATAACTCCACGTTTTAAGTGTGGCACGCTTTCGGCTACGACCGATATTAATACTTTTGGCTGTTTAATTGCGATTATTATAAGACCTTGGATTGTGCTGAAAGTCTTTGAACTGTTATGGACCAATATAGGACCATTACAATCTATAAAGTAGTTATGATTATCTTTTATTGACAAATCATAAACATAAGGCTCTTGCACCTCCTCTATTTTTAATATGTCGGACTTACACAATTCCATATTCCACGTCTACTATTTACAATATCTTTAATATGGGCTTCACTTACATTGTATTTTTCTGCAAGTTTCTTTCTTCCATAATATCTACTTACACAATTTCTAACATGCTCTCTTATTTCTTCAACATCCTGTTCGGTTAGTTTTGAGTTTCCATTCAAAGAGCCTCTTTTGGGTGTTATTAGACTATTTCTATAAGCATGTTTTATATTTTCACTTCTAGTTGTGTATTCTAAATTATTTATATTATTATTTGTTTTATCACAATCAATATGATTTATCTCTTGTCCTTCCTTGCGTGGTCCAAAAAATGCTAATGCTACAAATTTATGTACGGTCCAACTACTATATTTACCGTTATCATCTAATAACATTGTTTTCATGTAACCGTCTTTTGACTTGGCAGGCTTTAATACTCTTATTGTTTTACTACGCTTATAATTCAATGAACGTAACCTTCCTAAATCTGATGCTTCATAAGTACTGAAGTTCGGTATTGCTTTCCAATTTTCCATAATCTTTTTTCTTACAAAGATAGTAAATGTTTTAGAGAAATCCAAACCCCCTTGACATAAAATTCATGGTCCTCTGTGCATATTATTGTACTGCCATTTTTCAATGTAATCTTATATGTTTTTTTAGTGTTCACAAACCTAAATATATCTTGGACCACCTTTGTTTCTATCTCTTTTGTTTCTTCATTGAACGTCTGGACCTGTTCTCCTGTTTTAATCTTTGATATTTCAATACTTCCATTAATTGTTTGTATTAACTGATTAGGACCAAAACAAGATGTTCCGCCTTGTTGGATAGATATTCTTACAGTTTCGGCAACTAATTTGTAAAATGTTTTAGAATAAGTGGTAATCATTACGATTTTTATGTATTTGATTTACACATGATTAGTCTACTTGTTACAGTACGAAAACAAAACTATTCTCCTGCAAATTTCTCTAAATTATCTTTGTCTTTTTTATTTGAGGTTATTATTGTGATGTTTTGCTCTAATTTTTCATTCCCACTCGTAACGTCTAACTTATCTCCGTATTTCTTTGGCTTCTTTTTGCCTGCCGTCCATTTGTAAGCGTCTATTGCCACCCTTGCGCTTGCAGGGTCGTATTTTTTCTTTAAGACTTTTTCAGCAATTTCTTCTATTTTTTCAGCGTCCAAATCGCCTGAATCCTCCTTGCTACGCGTGTAATTGTTTAAAAACTCTTTGTCATAATCTTTATGTTCATCATTCAACCAAGTATAAACAGTCGCTCTGCAAGGCATATCCTTATTTTTGTCAAGTATTGACTTTAGGCTTTTACCCTCCGAAATCTCGGCTGTTATCTTTAATTTAATTTCAGCTATTTCTTTTATTGTGTATTTATTTGGCCGTGCCATTACTTTAAATTATATGGGTTTCATTTTTCAATTTCTGCATTTATAATAATACTATTTTCTAAATTATTAATTTTATTTTCCAAGTGTTCATATAATTTCCGGTAGTCATTTTCATCATTATAAACCCCGTTTATGATATTTCTTTTAATTATAGTAGAAAGCTTATTCATTTTAGCTAAATCATTTATCGTGCATTCGTATATTATATTGACAATATTTTTATATACTTTACTTTCTTTTAACATGAACATACTTGCTGTTTTTTCTGAATATCCCGCCCTTATGGCTGCCTGTTTTCCATTAAAGTCAATAATAAACTCTTTGCAGAATTTAGCTTGCTTATCAGTCAAATTATATGGGTTTCCTTTTTTACTCATTTAATTGCTTAAATTAATAAGTTCAAATATCTTTGTTTTCTTTTTAAAGTCAGTTGTTATTTTAAAACAATATATTTTTTGTTCTCCATATGATGCAACCGATGTGTATAATATATTATTTCCATTCTTTTCATTAGTAGAATGCTGTTCTTTACAATTTATAGGTATTTCTTTTAATGGGTTTTCGTGTTCAAATACTGAAATAAGCCAATCTTTTACTTTTGATGCTTCCGTAAAGAAACCATTTTCTAAATTAATAGTAATGCTTTTGCCTTGTTTTTCTATATTTAAGTAAACACTGCCATCACAAGCCTCTTGATGTATTTCGTTCATTGCTGTTACTAATATAGCATTAGATATTTTACTCATTTTTCAACATAAGTTTTAAAAGTTCATCAATATTATCAATTATCTTATCAAACGTTTCTCTTATTTGCTTTTCGTTATACATCTATTTTCCAATTCATTAATAACTTCATCATAGATTTTAATTTGCTCAATATGATGTTCTACGTCCCCGACATACTGAACTGTTGGCAATCCTGTATCAATTAAAGCCTGTTGTTTATCCTTCCAAAATATATGAGAATATCTGCCTTTTTTCATATTCTTTATTATTCTGCTTATTCTTGCTTTATCGCTTTCCATTGCCATTTTACTTTTTGCACAATTTCTTTATTTGCTCATTTATTAGCATATTACTTTCAGAAATATACGCAATTGTTTTCTCATTCTGTAACATTTTAGCTTTGAGATGTTCGATTAATTCTCTTTTTTGTGCTTTATCAATTAATTTATCAAGGTCTTTTGACTCATCTTCGTTTAACAAAAGTGGTAATACCCACTCATAATCTGAACTATTCATTTTATTTAATTTTGATTAATATTCGTTTTCATTATTTAGCTCTATATCCTAATTTTCTTTTTTTTTAGTTTTGGCATAACTCCACGTTATAGGATATGTCAATAATTCTAATGCTTTTGAAATCATTAATATTGTTTCCCTTGCATTATTTTGTTTTTGATTATTTCTCCATGAATGCTTTTTAATATATTCAAGTGTCAATTCTAACAGTGATAATTTTAATTCGTTTATCCGTTTTTCCATTTTATATTACCTTAAATTCACTACCCTTAAAATATCCTTCATCAATAGCCTTGCCGTCAATTTTGATTATTTCACGTTTATTTGTATAAAAATATTCTCTAAATATCTTTACATCTTCAAATTTTCCAAAACACCGACACAAATATAGTAAACCTTTTTGTTTTATGCAAATTCCATACATAAAATTCCCTGTTTTAAATTCTACTATTTCGCCAACGCATTGATGGATTGACATTTCTTGCCTGATTCTCTTTATGTCGTTTTTTGTGTTTCTCGGTTGGTAATAAAATCTTTTTTCTTGTTTTTGCAGAATATCACGGATCCCATACATTATTGTAACATGATTTTTATTGAATAATGATTTGATTTGACTTACCGGAATGTTCTGAAACCCATACATGAAGTAATAACAGATATTTCTTGCATGAACTATATCACGCCTTAAATTATCTGATAATATCAACTCCTTTGAAATTCCTGTCAGTTTAGATATTTTATTTACTACTAAATCCAATTGATTTTTCAGATTGATTAAAAAATATATGCTTTGATTTTACAGTGCTGTCAATTGTTGTTTTCCAAATAGTCAATCCAAATAGTTTAATTTTGGTTGATTTCTTAACTTTTGGCATGGCATAAAGGTTTTCCTTTTCAATAATATCATTGTATTTGACGTTTTCTTTTATGTGTTTGCTGATAATTGCCATTTCACAAAGATACAATAATTTTATTAATTACAAAAATATATTCAATTATTTTTAAATTTTAAATCCAACCCATCTTTTTTTTGATGACACAATCTGCAACGAATAGTAATATTTTCAACACTCCAGGCAAGTTCTGTTTTTCGTTCCTCTTGGCACTTCTTAACACTAATATCATGCGAACAATCCAGTATTACACCCGAACTCTTTTTGCAAACCTCACAAAAATTATATCCAAATTCCTCAATTTGATTGAATAGTTTTTGCTTTTTTGCAGACCTTATACGACGATCTACAACTGATTTTTTTAGTCTTTCTCCGCTTGATGTGTAATAATAGTTCATTTCAGTATTAGTTTATTTTTTAGTTTTTGGGTTTTCATTTAATCATCATCTTTAACTTCATAGAACATATTGCACTTAACCCAATTTTCATCCATATTGTGTGAAGCCAAATGCTCACATTCTTGACATTTTACAGAACCTATCATACAGCTTTTTACTTTGCATTCGTCCCGACAAATGCCATCATTATCAATTCTGAAATATATTTTGTTCATAATTCAATTTTTAATCGTTAATACTATTTTATATTTTTTTCATCTTCAATTCCTTTAAAAGCATTGTGGGGAAACTCAATATCTATGCTGAATATTTTTGCAAACAGCATTTGTGCCATTTCAACCAAATTTGTAAATTCCTTTGTGTTTAATTGTTCTTTTTTGTTAGGAAACATATTATTTCTTAAACTTTGCCAATATATCCAATAAAGATTATCTTTTGTAAACGGCACGTCTATTGTCATGCCTTTTGGATTGAATGTTTCGCCTCTTTCGTTTAGTATTTCTGCAATCATTGTTAAATATAGCCATCTTGCTTTATTTTGCTGTTCTGACCGAGTTAATACAACATCTTTTAACTCTACGGTTTTTTTTAATAGCAGAACCCTATCAACATCTGCTAAAAATGGATTTTGTTCTTTTTTATTTTCGAGGTTGTATATCATAGCTTTTCGATTTAATTACAAATTTTTCATTTCATTTAAAACAATTTATAACAGTCAATAAATGCCATTGAAACGGCTTTTATTTTAGTGTTATAGCAAATGCTTTTTTAGTGCTTCTATCACGCTTTCAGTTGCTACATCTTCATCGAATGTGTCGTAAGGGTATTCATCCTCGCCATCATATCCCCAATCCTCACCAACACCTTGTTTTACTGCCTCAGTAATTATTTTCTTAAATTCCGCACTTGCAATAACACCACCTATAAGTAATGCTCTTTGCTCTTTTCCCTCTTGTTCGTTATATTTTTTAAACATTGTTTCTAATTTTAAAGTTTATATCTATTTACTCGCACTACTCATAGCCAATCCGTTATATGCAATTACATACTCGCATACATTTGAAAGCCTCCATCAGTATCAGAAATAAATAAATCGTGATACACAGCCATTTTCACATCTTCTTCTGTAAACTCTTCAAACGCTTCAAATCCGGCTCCTACATAAAGCGTGTCGTGTTCACCGTGTAAAAAGAACCTTTCTTTCTTGTCTTTAAGTTTTGAGGCTAAAAACACAATAGCAGATACTTGTTGGCATTCGTTAGGTTTGTTCTCTAGTTCTTCAAATTTTAGGTTTTCTTCTTCGTATTTTTCAAACCATTTTTCTAATTGTTCCTCGTAATCCATTTTTATAAATTTTAGTTGTTAATCCGTAAAAATACGACAACATAGCCGTAGCCGTTATAAACAATAAAAATTATTTAACTAAGTGGTCTATATAACCAAACCAAAGCAATACACCTGCAAGCCAGTAAATATTTGCATCTCCGCTATACATTGCATCACCATTGTTATTTGCAACTGCATAGTAATAGTTAGTTACACCTTCGTGATTTTCTATCACAACACTACATTTATCGTTTGCATAATGCTTTGGTTCATCCATGCGTTTGAATCCGTTCCTTTTCAAAAAGCTAATAATCTCATTCATAATTTTCTCAGTTTATAACATCAGCTCATAAATAATAGCCGATGAAGATTAATACTATATTTCAAAATTTGTGGTACGGCTACTATTCATAGCTGAGTACCGTTGTAAGCAATAAAAATTAAAGCCCTCCCGCTTCTTCTTTCAGCTTATCACTAAGGTAGTGCATTAAACTACTGTCACCTATCCAATCAGCTTTTTCAGGCCATTCACATTCTTCATCACCATTCCATTTTCTAACATCATCACAAAGTTTTTTATCATCGGTAACTAATGCCACCGCTTCCCCGCTCAAATCATTGCATCCGTGGTTACTAAATTGTTCACTTGCTAATTCAAGCATATTCGCTGCTAATAATAATAGTTGTTTGTCCATCGCTCAAAATTTAATTTTAAAAGCACACAACACCATATATAATTCATGCCGTTATTGTGCTATGTTGTTAGTTTATACTATTTTATTTACTTTATCTGTTATCGTAGTTTCGTGATGTAAATCGGCACGAAATCATATACTTTCCGTTAATCTCCCGTATTTCATTCCTGTTCTATCTAAGAATCTTGGCATAACTTATTGTATAATTGATTATACTGCAAATATACTCTATTTTCCACTGTGAAACAAATTATTTTTAGCGTTGTTTATTCTTGTTTGACCAATTTCATAATATTTATCATCTTGCTCAATACCTATAAAGTTTCTATTAGTGTGAACACAAGCAACTCCTGTTGAAAAACTGCCAGCAGTTAAATCAACAACTAAATCACCTTCATTACTAAAAGTCTTTATTAAATCTTCTAATAATAATACAGGCTTTTGTGTTGGGTGGTGTCCTGTGTAATCCTTTTTGTATTTTAATATATTGCTTTTATACTTCTTACATTCCCACAAATTAAAGGTGCTTGGGTATTTTTGGTTGTGTTTTTCTAAATAATCTAATCTTTCGGCTTCTTCCCCTTTTTTAAAGTTGTCATTTTCTATTTTTAAAACATCAAAGCCTTTAAAGCCTTGCATCTTATTTATATTGAAAACTTTAATAATTTCTAAATATGTTTTTTCAGTACATAAGCCGTATTGAGTACTATTAAATCTAAAAGTATGGTCTGCTTTTTGTCCTATCTTTTCAATTATACTCTTCTTAGTTCCTCCAATAAATTCAAATACTTTTTTAAAGTAGTCTCTTTGCGGGTGTTTTAGTTCGTAATCGTGTGGAGCTATTGCTTCACTGCTTTTACTAAATATTAAAACATCCTCTGTAAAACTTACCATGTTTACATTAGCGCCTAAAGCAACAGCAAAATTATCCTTTTCCCAAGTTACTCTATAACTAAACGGTATATTCGGTATTGCTTTAGTTATCATTTGGCTTGTGTAAGGTTCTTGGCTAAACAATATCATTTTACCGTTTTTCCTTAAAATACGGTTTGCAATCGAATAAACTTTTTCAGGCTCAATAGCAAAATCCCATCCATTTATACCAATCTTTCGCCCTCCGTCAGTATTCATATTGCCATAAGGTAAATCTGTCAATATTAAATCAACACTACCATCTTTTATATGCTCGTTTTCAATTAAAGTGTCTCCTTTTATTAAATCAAAAAAACCCCTCCCTATTTTTTCTTTTACTATCATTCGTTCATTTATTAAAGTTTGTACTAAATTATCCGCACCAGTCAGCTAACAATATGTAAAGTTAACCCCGAAAAGGGGTCGCTATCGCTTAACCTTACATTTAACGTTGTAAACAATTTAATTACAAATTTACAAATTATCATTATCAATTCCAATTCATTCGCTCAATTTTTTTATTTCATTTTTCAACTGATTGATTTTCCTTTCAAATTCACGATTTGTGATAACTCGTTTCTTATAGTAATAATTCAATGCCTCTGCTTTGTCTTTATCAACTTCCAATTCAACATTTGACCGCCTTAATTTTGCAGTTTCATTTTCAAATTTAGTAATTTTATTCCTTAATTCCAAATTCTCTTGAATTAATTTGTATAGTTTTTCCTGCACTCCTTTAGTGAATCCGTAGTCAAATCCGATTCCGGCGGACACTCTTATTAAAGTTTCCTGACTTTCGTTGTCTAATATTAGTTTTTTTAGGTTAGCTTCCATTATTCTGTAATTTAAACCAATTAATATAGTTCTGTATTTTCACAGCATATTCAGGATAAATCTCAATAAATTTATCATATTCCGACTGCTCTAAATTCATTGTTTTAATATCTTCATAGATTACTTTATGACCGGATTTTGTGATAAAACTCAAATCGTTGCCGTTTAATTCTGCATCTCGTTCAGTTTCCCGAAAGATATGATTTTTGTTGCCGTCAAGTATTCTTACAAATGCCATGTTTTCGTACAGTACAAGTACATAACTTGATTTGTTGTTTTTCTTAAATGTTTTGATTTTTGCTTCCATTACTCAAATTTAATAAAAATTTCCTTAATATACGAATATTTAACGATTATTTGATAAGATTTATCTCCAATCGTTAAAGCGTTTAACGTTGTATTTTTGAACAATATCGGACTTCTGATTATTAGCCCTGCTTTTTTCAACTCCATGTAACTATCTTTGTCGAGAGTTATTTTTGTGAAGTTGCCTTTTTGTGCGAGTGTTTTTAGGGTTTGGATCATAGCTAATCTTGTAGTTCAAATTTTAATTTAAACTTTAACCCAAGCCTTTCTTCAACTACATCACATTCTATATGTGCCTTTAATTCACATACTAAAAATGTACGCATTAAAATTTCAGATGTAACTTTTAGGGCTTCTTTGATTGTTTCATCTTTTTCTTTTTCGTTTAACATTCCTGTTACTTTCTTGCTCATAACTTCAATTTTCTTTAATTCATCAACACGCCTTTGAGTCGCCTCTTTTGGATTTTCATTGATTGACATACTTTCCATGTTATAATCTTTTTCTCTCATGTATGTAAGTAGTTTATCAATTTGTTCTCCTGTGCCTGTATAATATGAACCGCCAGCAACAATTCCGCCATCGCCAGCAACAATTCCGCCATCGCCACCAAGTTCTTGTATTTTTTTAATACAGTCCTCACATTCACTATACCTCAATCTTAAATTAAATGATATTTTCATAATTTTTATATTAATTTCTAAAACTTTTACCTTTAAAATGGGATATTCTCATTAACTTTATTTTCAAACTGTTCAACTTTTTGCAGTTTTTCAGATACTAACCAGTCTGAATTATCCCATGTATCAATAGTATCTCTTATTTCAAATCTGCCATTATTATAATTGTATCTTAATTCGCTTTTGCCTTGCTCTCCTAAATGTTTAAATTTGATTTTCTGCCAGTAAATATCAATATCTGATGACATTAAACCATCACTATTTTGCTGTCTGTTCACCGTAAATCCATAATCAGTTTTGTTATAAAAGTGTGCGGACCCCGAAATATTATACAATGTTGGTATTTCCCCTTTATCTAATTTTGTCGGGTGTGCAATTAAGAAAGTCAGTATATTGTTAAATCTTGTGAATTTTATCAGTTTATCTAAAAATGTACCAATGTATCTTGTTTCAGTTATTCCGTTTTTAATATTATGTTCCATTACGTTGTACGGATCAATTACTAATATCTTAATTCCGTTTTGTTTTATATAGCTTTTTGCGGTCCTTAAAATACTGTCAAGCGTTAAATCGTCTTCATCTAATATATAATAAAAATTGCTTTTTATATGTTCGTAAATGCTTAAAAAGTTGGTTTTATCAAATTGCTTTTTGAACTTACTTCCACTAAATTTCTCATGCAGTTTTGCATAATGATATTTTAAAGGATAGTTTTCAGGCGTGAAATATGCGGCTTTCCAGCCGTATTTTAAATTCAATTTTGATATTATAAAATCAACAAATTCAGATTTCCCGGAACTTGGGCGACCTGTAACCATACATAATCTGCCAAGTTCCCAAGTACAATATTTATCAATTTCATTAAAATCAATATTACATCCTTCTTTTACTCCGTTTTCGTATAGGTCCGTAATTTCGGAATAAATACTATCTATTTTAACGGCTCCAGAAATTGGGACCGGCTTTGCATTTTTAATTAAGTTTGGAAATTCAAGTCCGCCCTCATTCATTAAATAAGCATTTGCATCTTTATATTGTTTAAAGTTTACAATATAACATTTTTCAGGTCCAAATCTTCTTATTAGTTCGTCTCTTAATTCAACACCTTTTGTATCATTATCACTTGCGATGTATATTTTTTCAATCTTATCAAAATGATGTATTGAGCTGTCTAAAAATTCAAGTTTTAAATTTGCCCCATTTGGTACTGATATGACATTATTTATTCCGCATTCAATAAATGATAGTAGATCCATTTCGCCCTCACATATTACAATTTCTTTATTGTTTAGTATTTCGTCAAAGTTATACCATATTAGTTCGGACCCTGAAACAAGTTTAAATGATTTTTTTGCACCCCTATATTTTATATTGATTAATTTTTCGTTTATAAAATAAGGAAAACAGATCACTTCAGTATCTTTTTTGAATTGAGGCATAAATTCATTATCTGTATAAACCTTTAATTTGTTTAATGTCTTTTGGTTTATCATTCTACTTGCAAACCATTTCACAGCTTTATCGCTTAATTTAGTTATGTTTTTCCATTCAGGAATAATATAATCAACTTTTTCGTGTTGTCTGTATTCAAATAATGTTACATCGCAATGAAAACAAAATGCTGTTTTTGTATTCTCATAATATTGTAAATCCTTTTGTGATTTTTTGGACCTACCATTAGCACATTCGGGACATACATACCTGCCATTTTTAGGAAAATCTAAATCATATATTAGTTTAGTATTTGAACTTTGATATTTCATTAGTTAAATGTAAATTTTTTCTCTGATGAAAATTCATCATTAAATGCTTTATCAGATAGATATGTTCGTGCCTTTTTTCTATATTTTATTTCAGATATACTTTTGCAATAATCAGAAATCTTATCAAATGCCTTTGTTTTTTCAGGACCTGTTAATTTATTCCAATGTTTTAAAGTTAGTTCTTTATCTGTTTTTGTTAATTCTGATATTTTATGATACTTGTCCCAAAATAAATCAAACTCTTTATTCTTATTTACAGTATCATTTACAGTATCATTTACAGTTACAGTTGGATTTGTTGGCGTTTGTTCAACACTTTCAACACTTGTTGACACTTGTTGCCTTTTACTTGCACTTATTTTTCCTGCTTCGCTTCGCTTTTTTCTTACTGATTCCCAATGTATTAAATCTCTTTTTAATTGTAATTTGATAGGAATAAATGATATTTTTATTAATTGATTTTCTGCTTCAGGATTTTTATCATTCACGTATCTGAATAAATGCTTTATTAGTTTTCCGGCATCTTCGTTAGATAATTCCTCAAATATTTCCATATAATCAGAATATAATACAAATGATTTTTTATCTTTAGCCATTATATACTATCTTTTGTTATTATTTGAGCAGTCAATAATTCAATTGCTGTTTTTATCCACCTGTCATTTTGTTGGACCTTTAATCGTTCGCATCTGAATTTTAATATAAACAGGTCCGCCGGAGTAATCTCTAAAACTTTACAGGCAAAATCAACACAAGTATAATTTTCAAACTCATGCACTAAATTATGACAATCATTACAGAATGTTATCATGTCTTTATCTTCGTACTCCCAAGCCATAAGACCCTTGATATACTTTTTGTGATGAACATTGAGTTGTGTTTTTTCATCAAAACAGCATTGACATTGCAGCTTATCCCTTGCAATAATCTCTGTTCTTTTAACTTTCCATTCTTGGGTTTTTATTTGTTCTTTATAATCCATAACTACACTTATGTTAAAAGAGAAAAAAAGAGGGGTGTAGTGACCAACTAAGCAGTTGATCCCCTCTTAAATTCTCTTATATTTTTAATTGATTTTTCTTGTTTAACATAACACTACACTATTATAATCACAAAATTAATATTAATTTCCGAATAAAAAAACTTTTAAGCACTTTTTTTATTTAATTCATACAATTTCGCTCAAAATAGTTATAATTATTATCATTAATCCGACAATTGACATTAATTTCAAACTGTCCCAGTATTCTTTTAATTCGGTTTTTGTTAGTTTCATAATTCAAATTTTAATGTTTTTTCCACAACTTTCGGTTTGATCTGATTAACCCCACCAAATTTCGCAATAATATTTTCAAGTTGTTTTATCCTGAGTTTCAAAGATTCAATTTCATCATCTTTGGTGTTTACTTTGGAGTTCCATTTATCATGGATTGTTCGCAAATCGTAGACGTTTACAGGGTTATTATTTTCAACTTCGGTTCCGATTACTTTGATAAATTGCCTATCAAAAAGAAGCTCATTAACCCTGGCTGAAAGTATATGGCGTTTTATGCCTGTAATCGCAGATAGTTCACTTTGGGACATTTTCCCGTGTTCGTTCAAGGCTTCAACAATTCTTAGATGAAGTCCTTTAATTTTGTGCTTAAATTGATAATAAGCGTGTATTGAGTTTTCGTGTGCCATTATTTTACTAATTTTAAAATTTGTTTAACTTTTGCGATTGACTCTTTAAGTTTTTGGTCAATTTCTTTAATAATAATCTCATCACGTTCAACACGAACAATGACAGATTTAAGGTCAGGATGATAAGCGTAAAAATCTACCCATTTACGCCCAGTTACATACATTTGAAAATGAACTTGCCATTTGTAAATTGATGGTAAAGTTTGCTTTAATAGGTAATTAATCATGACGTTAAAACTCGGACATTTGATTTCCAAAAGTCCATCATTTCCAATAAAACCGTCAGGACTGCAGCCAACCCATTCGTTTAATTCCACAAAACCAACTTCCCGGACTTTGACAAATTTTGTCAATTCATAATCTTTTCGGGCTTCAGCTTCAAGTTCGTTGCCTCGTTCCATATAGTCATTTTTAAACGTTTCAGGACTTTTGCCTGTTAGACGTTCAAATACTATTTTATAGATTGCCTTTTCGTAGGCTGCGGTTGTTTCTTTAGCGTGCAAATCTTTATGTGTTGAAGCTGAAAACTTCCCTGCTTTCAGTTCTAACCATTCAGGAGTTCCTTGCTCGATTTCGTGAATTTTCATATCGCTTCGTCAATTAATAATTCTTTATTTTCTTTGCCTATTTTGTATTTTTTCTCAATTTCTTTTATTGTTCCATTGCCGTCTTTTAAGTATTTTACAGCTTTTTCCCATTGTTCTGTTTTTGGATTAAGCCAAGGTTTATCATCTTTTACTTTTGATGGTTTGGAATTATTTTTATCATCAAAATCCAAAGCATTTTCAACTATTCCAAAAGCTGACATTTTCAAATACCTTTCAGAATAAGTAACACACCCACCAAGTTGTTGTGCTATGTTCGTAGCTGTAATTGATGGAATGGCTGTTGACATTTCGTAAACTTCTTTTTCGGCTGTGTCAATATCTGTAATGGTTAAATAAGCCGTTTCGCCAAATTCGTTTCTTTTTAAATCAAATTTAGTTATTAATCCGTTGTTTTTACAGGCATCAAATACCATTGTTTCGACCTGTTCGGGAGTGAAATAATCATATTTACTAAAGTCATTTCGACCACCTTTTTTGATTTTAGAGGCTTTTATTTCCTCTTTTGCTTTCGCAATTTTTTGATAAATTTTCATAAGTTTTAAGTTTATAAGTAAAATTTACATTCAAGTATTTCCTGAATATCCTGTATAAATCTGATATTCGGTTGCATATATCCTAACTCAAGTCTGCTAATTTCAGATTGAGTTTTTTGATGTGCTAAAAGTAACCCTAATTGAAGCTGTGAAAGTCCTTTATGTTCACGCATAATCTTGACTTTTTGTCCGATCGTTAAGGTTTCGTTTTCGGGCAAAAGCGTGTTTAAAATAGCCTCGATGTCTTTGATTGCTTCAGCTTTTTTGGTAACTTCATAACAGAAATGACCATTTAAGATTATTACCCAACTTGTCTTTTGAGTATGAGTATCTGTATTTTTGATTAACAGACAATAATTATTGCCTCGTTCAAATAATGTAATGTTTAATGTTTTTTGTTTTATTTTCATAGTACAATATTAATTATAATTAATGTAACGTGCAAATATTTTAACGTTTATTTTCAAAATAATTCACAATCTATTCAGTTTCATATTTAAAATAAATAACAAATTCTTTAATAATGCCTCGTATATTTTCAGTATTGCCAAGTACCCATATATAAATGTAGTAAAATATATTCAAGCCTTTGAGTTCTTTTCGTGCCGTTAAATAATATAGAAATTCTACAAATGTGTAGATTATCGGCAAAATGAATGATGTTGTAAATAGTATTAATATGATTATTTTCATTTTAAGATGGTTTTTAATACTGTTATTCGTTCATCGTTATTATCAAACCAGTCCCCCCCTGTGCCTTTGTTGTATTTTTTTAATTCCGGGAATAACTCTGATAAATATCTATATACAGATATTCTGCCCGGAAGCAACCCCTTTTTTTCTAATAAGTACGATGCGTTGTAACACATTCCATTTATAGGGTTAGAACATCTATCATATTTATCAAAATCCCTGTCATATATTCCATTCTCATAAACATTCAATAATTCTTTGTAGATTTCAAATCTAATCGGTTTTTGTATTACTTTTATTTTTTCCATTTTCTTAGTTTTTAAGCGTGTTTAATTAATTTTGTATGTATATCATTGTAAAAATGACTATTGTTTATTAGGGGTTATCCCAGCCCCATTGTTCTTGTTCTCTTTCTTCATCTTCTCGTTGTTGTTCAAGTTGCATTTGGTGTGATATTTCTTCTTGTTCTCTCAATTGTTCATCTCGGGCATATTGTTGTTGTTGTTCGTATGCCTCAGGGTTTCTATCGTACAATTCTTGTTCTTCCCTAATGCTTCTTATTATTTCTGGTGTCATTATACATTGTAAATAATTTGGTCTGCTCATTTTTTTTATTTTTTAGTTAATATTTTGCAATTTTCTTATAAGAAATCTTGTATCCCTAAAGTGTTAGCTTTAGTATTTCATTACCTTATTAAGTATAAACTTTAAAAAGTAAGCTGTTGCTATCACAATTCCCATCCCTACCCACTAAGAGGTGCTATGCTAAAGAGTAAAAACATAACTTTTGGCTCATCTGCGTTATTTACTTTAGGTCGTATGTTGTGGTTAATCACAGAGCATACACTAAACTTTTATTTCCGCACCGTTGAGTTCGCAACTTTTATACTCAATTTTTGTTTCGACTTCGATATAATCAAGTCCTACTGTTTTGAGTTTAAGAACAGTTATGTGATGTGAGCCTTAGACAGATTCAATGCGCGAGGCGAAGTGAAACTACTCACATCACATAACTTATATTTTTGTTGATATTTACACATAAAAACCTGTCTAAGATTCAAGGCGCAATATACAACATTTATTTCAATACAACAAAGAACGTTTGTAAAGTTATTAACAATTTATAACAGTTAATAAAAGCCATTGAAACGGCTTTTATTTTAGTGTTACCTACAAGTGCTTAATTCTGTTCATTAAACAAAGTTGGTGCTTCAATCTCTTTTTCTTTTCTTTTTTCTTCCCGCGCTTTTTCAAAAACATACTCACCAATCTTTGGGTTTACCATATTTCTAACTAATTGTCCTCTTTCAAACCTTTTATCTTTACTTCTATTTTCTGGGACATCTTTTATGCAATCAAAAATAGACCAGTCAATCATTCGTTCTTTTAATAAATCTTCTTTTTTAGACCTGCTTATATCAATATTTGTAAACTCTTTTTCTTTAATTTTAAAGTTTGTCCAAAATGGATGCCTTCCTAAAATAACACTTGGTTCAATTAAATAACCATAATAAGGCACTACATTTTCAACCACATATTTACCTTTAAACCAACTATTCAATAATATAATTTCTTGGTATAATTTAAAATCAATGTATTGCTTTTCCTTTTTAGCAAAACACATTCTACTATGTGTCGGACAAGGTGGCGAACTCCAAATAAAATCGTATTCTTTGTAATGGTCAAGTAAGTATTGATGTGCGTCTGTAACTATTACTGTATCATTTGGGTATTGCTCTTTGTAAACTTTAGCAATATTATCATTATATTCTATTGCTGTTATTTCGTGTTCATTTCCCCATAACATTCTATTACCACCGATTCCAGCGTATAAATTTAGTATTCTCATATATTTTAATTTTTCAAATTAATTTTGCCATCGCTCAAAAAAGAAAAGAAAAAGGTTCAGTTCTATTAGTTGAGTTTTAGCGTTTAAATTCGCACCAGTAGGTAACACCGTATATAATTCAGTTGTGAAAAACAACCGAAATCATATACATTTCGTTATAAATTATAAATTTCTATTATTTACTTATTAACAGTTTTCAATATTTTCCAATTTCAAATCCTCACCAAATTTCGCCTTAGCCACAGCCCTATCTAATTCATATCTTAAAATATTATTAGCCTGTTTTGCCAAGTTCCCCTGAGCCTTTGCTTCATCAACAGTTATGACATTAGAATTTAATTTATCCATTTGGTCGCATAAATGAATAAATATTGATTTACTACTTGCTTGTTTCTTGCTTATTAGTCCCATTTGTTTTAAGTTTTAAATTATATAATTTTATTAATTCTTCATTAGCCACTATGTCAATATATTTAGTTTTTGCAGATATTTGAGCCAACCTAATCATCACATCAACATATTCTTTACCACTAAGTTTATTTAATTCTGACTTCATTTTGCTTAACCCATCTTCAAAAATATATTCACAAAATTTAATCACAAAACCAGTTTTTTTATTTGGCACTCCTTTAGGTCTGCCATTTGGATTATTCGTGTTTCCTTTTCCTACTCCTTTCATTTTGTTTTACCTGTTAATGTGGATAAAATATATTCATTTGCTACAATAGTATTTTGTTCGTCTGTAACAAATTTTGATAACTTAATAAATACACTTACATATTCTTTGCCCTCAAGCTTATTAAATTCAGTCTTAAATTTTTCGCCTCCTCCATCAATAATATAACTGCAAAATGTATTAAAATATGCCGATGTTTTATTCTTTTTGCCTTTTCGTTTCCCTTTCGGGTTTCCACTTTGTCCTTTCTCGAATTTTGCCATAGTTTTAAAGATTTCGATTAATTTTTTCAATGTCTATAATTAGCCAGTCGGTATTTCTGATTTCGTTGCCGTCAATATCGTATAACATAAGGTTGTGAATATCGCAGGAAATTGAACCACGTTTGCAATGACATTGACCGGAGTCTCTATCTTGCTCCCATTCTCTTGTGTCGATTATTTCAACATCAAATTCAAGATTGTAATGAGTGTTACCTATTGTTAGATCGATTTCAAATCTATCAGATTTTGGCTCTTGCTCGATTAAAGCAAATATCTCATCTGTGATATGTACTTTTTTTGTGATTGATTCTACCATTTTTTCAAAGTTTTAAAGGTTTATAATAAATGTTTCCATGTTATATTATGCAATATGTCGTATATTGTTCTTCTTGCTACCCCGAACATATTAGCTATTTCATTGTAATTAATTTCATCAAAATGGCTCCTTATTGAAATAACTTGTTTTTCTGTCAATTTACTTTTATGTAACCCTGTTCTGTATGCGTGTTGCATATTTTCTGCATGGGTACACCATTCTAAATTTAACAATTCGTTATTTGCTTTGTTCCCATCTATATGATTTATACACGGCTTATTTTCCGGATTATTAATAAAATGTAATCCCATTAATTTTGACATAATGTATGTTCTTAACTTATTGTCTTTACTTAATGATGTTTGCAAATATCCATGATAAGTAATGCGTATTTTTAGCATTTTAGGTTTTCTGCCATTCTTACAACTTTTAATTCTGCAGAAATTTGACACTTTGTAAAGTCCTTCAAATCCCTTTACCTCTTTCCAAATTTCGCCTTCAATGTTTTCTAATGATAAATTTTTGTAATGCTCCATAAAAAAATGCTCGGACTTAGATTTGTTCAACGGAATGTCATAAGAGTCCGTATTACTGCTTTCGTGCATAATAATCTTATCCGAGACTTTTTTAATGTTTTTAATATGACATTTTTGTTTGAACATTACAAAGATAATACTTATTTTATTAATACCAAATTATTTTCCATTATTTTTCTGTAAAACCCCACAATCCGAAGATTGCAGGGCAAAGCCGTAAGACTTTGTAAACTTACAGGCTATTTTTTGCTCGCTTACTTTTTAAATATTTAGCTTTGTCTTTAGCTGACCGAATCGCTTTTTGTTTATCAATCTTATCTTGTTTTTCTTTTTTTAATAATCTGCCCCTTTTTAGAATAGCGGCTCTTTCGTCATTGTGTTCTTTAATTTTGTTTTTCTTTTTCATAATACAAAGTTTTAATGAATAATTATACCACCAAATCCCCGCAACGTAAACGAGGCGAGGTTTGGTTTGTCCGCAGAATTTAGCGGAACTGCGGGTTAAAAGATAATTTTTTTTTGGGCAATATGGTTATTAAATCTTTTTAACGCATCGTCATAATATTTTTTATTAATTTCGCATCCAATTAAATCAAAAATATTATTATGACAAGCTATTGCAATACTTCCACTACCGAGGTGTGTGTCAATAATTTTATCTCCAATTTTTGCAAATCGTAATAACAGCCATTCGTATAGAAGTACTGGTTTTTGTGTTATATGTATCTTGTTTTTAGTTTCAATTGTTTTTCTAAAAATTCTTAAACCAACATCAAATGACGTAAAGGCTATTTCACAGTCAGAAAAAGAGCTATTCCCATTCATTTTATCCCATATAACCCAGCATTGCTTAGGTGGCAAATATTCTACAAAAAAATTACCTCCCCAAATAATTTGATTTTTAGAAATCCTAAATAGTTCATCAAAGTATTCTTTTTTTGGTCTGACATCCCATTTTTCTTTAGCTAAAGAGGAATATTTCCCATCTGTAGTTTTCCTATCAGTAACTATATGTTTTTTGTCAGGTGAATAGCAAATATTAATTCCATAAGGTGGGTCTACAATAGCTAAGTCGAATTGATTATCTTTGCATGTATTCATGTATTCCATGCAATCTATATGCTTTAGTTCTATCATTTTATTTATAAAGATAACTCACTAACATCATTAATAGTATCAATTGGTTGTGAATAGGTATCATCTCCCATGCCATTTTCATTTCCGCAAAGGATTCCCATCGATTCTTTTACTATTTCGCCACCAAATAAATAAGGTTGTGAAGTTAATAATGTGTTTCCAGTTCTGTTATTTTGTAATAAATAAACTGGCATTTCGTGATTAATCTCTCTTTTTACAATGTTTAAGATTAATTTGTTGCTTTGAATAAATTCTTTAATTGTTTTCATTTTGCTAAATTTTTAATTAATAATTATAGTACAAATATATTAATTGTAATTAATACATACAAGTAAAATCGTATATTTTTTACAGTTGAGTGTTAAAGGGTTACGGGTTTTGGGTTCGTAAATGTGTTATATAACATAGGATAAAACGCATTTTTTGGAGCGGAAACAAAAAAAGGGAGTATCTCTACTCCCTCAAACTTAAAACTTATGAAAATCACTACTGTTGAAATATCTTGAAACCGTTTACATCGGTTTGTAATGCTTTTAATTGTGAATAATTATATCCGAATGTTATCTGAAAGTGAGGCTTATCTTTGCCCATCCTATCATATAGCCATTCAAATCCATACTTTTTGAATACTCTTGCAATTTCCGGCGTAATGTTAAAATCTGCACTTTTACCATCTTCTGAAATTATACAAATGTCCCCTGCTAAGAAATAATTGTGATACGACTCTCCGCCTTTGGCATTGGTACGCCATTTCTCATTTGGTTTGGCATATTTTGGATTGACACCCCTTGTTTCTAACATTTGCTCGGTTCGGGAAAATCCATACAATCTATCTTGGTCATCAAAAGACCTACCTCCACAAGTTAATCTTATGCGTTCTGCGAGCCTTTTTTCACAATCTATAACAGCGCAAGCAAAAGCGTATCTAATTAACGGATGTAGCGTTAAAATGCGTTTGTTTGTCCATTTATCCCAAGTTGCCGGAATAACTATGTCTAATGTTTGTTTGGCTTCCTCTAATGTCATTTAATTTCTTTTTTCAATATTTTATCCTGTGAATTTGTTAGCCAGTTCTTTAAAATGTAAGCCAAAGCTGTTGTTAATGCTACAATTCCGATATTTTTCCAATCAAAATGTAGGCTTCCTGCTTCTAAAGTAGCCAAGATTACAGTAATTACACTTGTTATAACTGCCAAAAGTAACGCCTTTAAGCCATCTTTCCAATTTAATTCTCCAATTTTACTTTTCATCTTTTTAATTTTAAATTTACAATTTTCAATATTTTCGCATAATAGATCCGTTTCGGTTACTGTGCAAATATAGTTTTTATCATGTATGCAATTTTCACTCATTTGTTTCATATTCCGTACAACTTTTTTCCTCACGATACGGACAATATTTGTACTTTAATTTCTTGCATTTACATTTCCCTTTCTTATAATGGATACAGTCTTTCATTTTAAATAATAGGTTCTATTTTGTTTTCTAAAAATATCCATCTTCTTATTTTTCCACTTGATGAAGAAATTGCATCCACTACTTTGAATTTATCAAATGTTCCAAAATGACATTGAATAACATCTTTTGGCTCATATAAAATTCCTTCCAATGTTTGAGTATTCCCATTGGGGTCCTGTAAGACCGTTTTTATTACTTTTGGCTTATTTGCTGTTAAATTTGTCATACTATTTAATTTATACCTATTTCTGCATCTTTTAATCCTTCCCTTACAACTTCATCAAAATGCGTTTCTACAACTTGAGTACATCCACACTCGCAAATCCATTTATCAAAATACCTTTTCGTAAAATACATTCCAAGTTTTTCATCATAGTATTTAATCTTTTTACCTTTGTGTTTTTTGAGTTTCATTTCACGTCCACACTCAACACAATTAGGCTTATCCCATTTTATACCTGATTCTGTAAATATTTTCATTTCTTTTCAAATTTCCACCATTTAGTTTTTGCCTTTATCGTATCGTTTATTGTCGAATTTACATCCAATAAAACCTCTCCACCTTTACGAGTCTTAATCTTACCATTATATTCGTTTACAATTGATGTTGTTTTATGCTCTCGGATTGTTTTGTTTTGAGGATTAATTGTTGTAAAATATAAAGTTCCTGCCATGAAGACACACCCTAAAGCAAATATTGATATTGATGTTATTATATCTTTTATTTTCATTCTGCAAAGATAATCAAATTATTTTATTTGCCTGTTTTTCGAGGTTTTGCACAACCTCCACGACCTGCATTTTGTCGAGTGCCTTTGCCCGAGCCATCTCTTTTAGGTGTATTTTTTGCCATAACTTTAATTTTTAATTTTTCACAAAGATAAACTAATTATTATCAACTGTCAACTTTCTATCAAATATTTTTTCAAATTCTCTTGTAATGTCCTTTTTTAACTTGTCATGGCTTTTGCTTAAATCGTCTTTGGTTACCATTGTGGCTTTGATTACTGCAACATCTGTAATAACTAAGTCTAAAGATTCATCATTGCTTTTGGTCATGCTTCCAACATTTGTGCATTTTTCATCAATTCGTTTAATTTCTGAATCTTGTTTGACTTCGTTCTTTCCTGAATCAACATACCAATAAAAACTACCTGCAATTATTAATACAGTCAAAGATATTGCTATGTTTATGATGTATTTCATTTAATTTTTTCTATAAACAGTAAATAACTTGATAAAACTAAAAATAATAATTTAAAACCGTATTGAGTGAATCCGAAAATCTGATCTAACCATCCACCACCTACATAAAACACTCCTTTGCCTAACATTAAATTAAGTGATATATCGTAAACTATCCACCGAACAGAACAAAATATAAATAAATATATCAATGCTTTTTTAAAACTTATTCTTTTAAAATAGAATACAGCCAAAAGGTCAATTCCTAAAGCTATAACTTGTGCTGTGTGAAAATCAATATCGGTTATAAAACAGAAATTGAAATATGCGTGTGCAATTGAATGTAATAATATGTATAGAATCCAAATCATTTAAAGTAAATGTTATAAATTAAAATACAAATTGCAATTATGATTAAAACTACATCAAAAATATACCAACTATTATCATTTCTTATAAGTCCTGTAATTGTGGTAATTATAAATAAAATTGATAATATGATTAAAGCTGTTTTCATTTTACTACTTTGTTATTATTTGTTACAATCTTTTCAGAATCCCACCAAGTAGCAGGAAATTCTCTCGTAACTTCACCTGCGTTAATTACTGGTGCAACAGCTGAATATTGAGAATTTCCATTTAATAAATAAGGTACTAAAACTTTTTGACTGCCATATTTTACGTATGTCATTCCGTAATCTTCACAATAAGTATTAGTATTATCTGTATTCCAATAATCAGCACCATGTATTACTGAATGATGATTATTACCACTTACATCATAGACCGTGTCATTGAATCCATTTACACAAGGAAAAAGACTAACATTTGAAGCATTGTAATTAAAATCATACAAACTGTCTACTCCTGCCTGATTTACACTATAATCTTTTATTGCTATATTGTGCATGCTTCCTGAAAAATGCAATATTAGAGCTCCAGAATTATTTGCTACACCTATAAATAAATTATCTGTACAATTTCCTGTCGATAATACAGTAAAGTTTTTCTTATATGTTGTGGTTAAAAGTCCCTTATCAACATAAAATTTTATATTATCTCCTGCTGCATTAGATGTTACTAATATATGATGCCAATTATTATCTGTTATTGTAGCTCCATTATCAGAATGGCAATCTACTACTGGACCTCCTGCACCTTTAGTCATACTAAGTCTAATTGCCTCATCTCCGTATCCGCCTCCTGCGGTTTCCCATATAAGAAAAAATCCTTTTCCAATTGTACTTATACTATTACTTGCAATTGTTTGTCTATTAGCTAAATTATCAATTTTTATCCAAACAGAAATTGTAAATATATTTGTGTTTTGGATAAAAGAATATACGTCTAATCCATTATTATCTTCAATGTAATCACCTCCACTTGCATTAAAACAATAATTACCTAAGTTATAATTAACTCTTCCTCTTACAGGAGGAGCTACCCATGCTCCTAAATCAAACTTTCTTTTAGCTTGTGCTATTTCTACATTAGTATATGAATGGTCTGCTAATACTACATTGGTAATCTTTCCAGTGAAATATTGTGCTGCTGTTTCTCTTTTTCCGACATAGACATCATCAGTACCAAATCTATCACTTCCATTATTATATGTTGTAACCTGTGTCCCGTTTAACCAACAGTCATAATAACTACCATTCCATATTAAAATAATTTGATTATGTCCTCTTGGGATATTATCTTTAATATATCCTCCTTCTGCCACACTGTCTTTAATCCA